ATCAAGTACTTATGACAGCAGGACAAGCATTTACAGAGTCTTTGAATGATGCAATTAATACTGTATTTGACTATATGGAAGGCGAAGTTGAAGATTTAAACGAAGCACTAAAAGAGATAGGCAGAGGATTACTTCAAACAATTCAAGAAGCAGTAACTCAACAGTTTATAGTAAATCCTATGTTAGATATGTTGGGACTACGAGACGATCCTGCACAAAAAGTACAGCAAGCCCACGCTTCAGGCGCACAAGAAGTAGCTACAAATATTAAAACCTCAATGAACACAGGATCACAGCAACTAAAAACAGCTATAGAAAATGCTTTAGCTACTGAAATTAAAGTGTGTTGCTGTAGCGAAGAAGGGCCCGCTGCTCCTCCGCCTAGTGAGCTAGAGAGAATTAGAGGTCTTGGAAGCTTTGAGAATGTTTTAAAAGATGAAGGATTTAGTCAAGCAGATATTGATGCAGCACGGTTTGATCCAGCAAAAGGAGACACCTTCTTACAAAGCGCAGAGGAGTTTGGTAGTTTTGATGCTTTCCCTGGAGAGGCGGGAGCAAATGAAGCGGCGCAGCCTACTGGAATGTTTTCAAAACTTGGTGGTATATTTAAAAATTTCACAACAAAACTTGGTGATTTCTTTAGTGGGGATAATCCTTTCTTTAAAGGATTAAGTGGTATTTTTGATGATGTTCTTGGTGGTTTTAGCAGTGTATTTGGAGACTTAGGAAGTATGTTCAGTGACTTATTTAGCAACCTTGGCGGTCTCTTTGGCGGCGGCGAAGGCGGCGGAGGCGGTCTCTTTGGAACAATCTTAGGAGGAATCGGTAGTTTCTTTGGATTTGGTGGAGCATCGGCTGTAGCGGGGGCTAAAACTGGGGGAGTATTAAGTCAAGGAAAGAAAATGTCGGGCTACGCTGTAGGCGGTATTGCTCGAGGATCCCAACAAGGGTACCCTGCAATGCTACATGGAACTGAAGCAGTCGTACCCCTACCGAATAATAAGTCAATTCCTGTAGACCTTGCAGGAGCTGGAGGCCAGCAAAATAATGTTGGTGTTACCGTAAATATTGACAACAAAGGAAATGCAAAAACTGAAACGAAAGGCGATTCAAAACAAGCAGAGGATGTTGGTGCAATGGTTGCAATGGCAGTACAAAAAGAACTTCAAAACCAGAAACGAGCAGGCGGCATTTTAAGCCCGTACGGTAGTAGCTAATGGCTAATTATAAAATAGTAATTCCAACAACAGACGGTACAGTAACCGGGGGCTACTCTGCGGGCGGTACGCTTACAGATTTTGTAGTAGATAGAGGAGTTAAAAGATCTCCTAAGTTTAAATTACTCAAGCAAAGCTTTGGGGATGGTTATGAGCAGAGGTTAAGAGATGGAATAAATTCAAAAAGAGAAGATTATTCTGTATCTTTTAAAAATCGTACTCCAGAAGAAATTTACGCAATTGCTGATTTTTTAGATGCAATTGTTCCAGAGAATTTTGATTTCTTTATTGATAATGAAACAACCTCCGTATATTGTGAAGAATACGATATTACTCACGACCAAACAAATTCTTATAGTCTAACAACAACATTCAAGAGAGTTTATGAACTATGAATGATATTATTGCGACAGATGCCCATAAACTTGCATCAAGCTCAAGCGCTTTTATCAATCTTTATGAGCTAGAGATTGATGGGAGCACCTTGTATTTTCATTCAGAAAATACGGATGACGATATTGTGTTTGATGGAAACACATACTCAATATTCCCTATGTTTGTTGAAGGTATTGAACTAAATGCAGATGGTGCACAAAATCGTCCACATTTAACGCTCGCAAACGTAAACTCGATACTGTCTACACAAGTAAAATCCGACTTAGGGCTCTCTGCAGATTTTGTTATGGAAGACCTTATAGGATCGAGAATCACTAGAAGACAAACTTTAGCAAAATATACTGGAGCAGTTACACCTTATGAGTTCCCTTCAGATGTATATGTGCTAGATAGAATAGCTTCTAAAAATCAATTGATTGTTTCAATTGAATTAGCAAGTCCTTTTGATTTTGGAGGCACTCGTGTTCCTTCTCGTCTTCTAAGTGGTAAATACTGTCCATGGACTTACAAAGGATACACAGTATCGAATACTGATGTAAAGAGTGCTTGCTTCTGGAAAGATGAAAATCAAGTAGTAAGTGGTAGTAGTACATACTCTTTCTTTTATACTATAGATGACGAACCTTTGTTAAAAAATACGTTATCGAGTATTACAGGAGCAGCGGCTTGGGCTTCTGGAACAACCTATGCAGAAGACAGTATAGTAACTTACAACAACCTTTATTGGGCATCAAAAGAAAATAGTAATCAAGGAAATACTCCAATAGATAATAGCATTTTTTGGAAAGTAGTTAGACCTTTTTCGGTATGGAGCACTGATGGAGCAGCCTCTTATACGGTAGATCCTATAGACGTACGTAACTCTTCGTATGTATATCATGCAAATACAGTTTGGCGCGCTGTCAGATCACATAATCGAAGCACTGACTTTACTCCTGGAAACGCTCCAAGTTATTGGACTCCAGGAGATGTTTGTGGAAAACTATTATCTTCTTGTAAGGTTAGGTATCAGGCACAAGCTGTTACAAACTCGGGAACAGGGAATGATGCTCAGGCAAAAACAGGTACTTTTAATACAGACGTTCCCTTGCCTTTTGGAGGGTTCCCTTCTGCGACGAAGTTTAGATGATTGATTTATTTTTTCAAGAAATAGAAGAGCATTTTAGTACTGAATACCCTAGAGAAGCGTGCGGTATACTGTGTGTAGTAAAGGGAACCCCTAAATGGGTTCCTTGTACAAATGTTGCAGTGGATGATGAAGAGTTTATTATTGACTCAAAAGAATACATAAAAGTAAAAAGAACTTCAGATATTGTAGGAATAGTACATAGTCATCCAGACGGAGAGGCTATACCAAGTGAAGCAGATATTGCAAACTGCAATGCATTATCTATCCCTTACTATATTTTTTCTTATCCAGAAATGAAAATGATTAAATTAGACCCTGTAATAAACAGTACAGAGTTATATGGTAGAGAGTACGCTTTTGGTATTACAGACTGTTTCGAAGCAATGAGAGACTATCTGCAAAGTGTAGGAATAGAGATAGCTCCTAGAATACCATTTGAAGATAATTGGTGGAATAAAGATTTAGATTATTTTACGGATGAAGTAGTTAAAGACTGGGGATTTTACCCAGTAGAATTAGATAATATAAAACCAAACGATTTAGTAACATTTAATGTAATGTCAGATAAAGCAAATCATTGTGGTGTGTATTTAGGAAATGATACTTTCTATCATCATGCTGTCAATAGACTGTCTTGCAGAGAAAACTTGTTCCCTTTTTGGGGTAAGTGTATAAAGAGAGTGTACCGTTATGAAGCGTAATGTATATTTTGAAGGAGAGTTAGGAGAAAAATTTCTGCCACACCTTTCAATGGAATTTACGAAACCAGCAGATATTTTTAAATGCTTGGACGCTAATTTTTCAGACTATAGATCTTATATGCTTAAAAAGCATGAAGAAGGCGTTGCTTTTCATATAGATGTTGCAGGAAACGAGCTAGAAGATGAGTTAGAGTTATTAATGGAAATGAAAGAGGGTGACGTAATTGTTACTCCTGTTCCTGCGGGCGCAAAAAGCGGTCCATTAAAAATCGTAGCAGCGATAGCTCTTGTAGTTGTTACAGCAGGCGCGGCAGCAGCATTAATTCCAGGAGCCGCTGCAGGTACTGCAGGTACAGCGGCAGCCGCTGGTACAGCGGCTTCAGGCTTTGGTAGTGCTTTCGGTAGTTTTACAGCGTTTGGTAATGCTCTTGCAGCTGCAAATGCGACAACTTTAGGTAGTATGGCAATTGGAGTTGCAACAAACTTAGCTATTGGAGGAATACAGCAAATGATGGCTCCAGATCCCGCAACAGATGGAGATTCTGAGCAATCTTATTTATTTAATGGAGCAGAGCAAAATACTGTATCAGGAGATCCTATTCCCGTTCTTTATGGACGCCTAAGAATACCTGGACAGCCTATTAGCTTTGAATTAACAGGAAGCAGAGGACAAACAGCTTACATGGGCGCTACCGGCGCGTATAGTGTTAGTGATACTGGCAATGGAACTGGTGGAACTAGAATTATAGCACTAGAATAATGGAGTAAAAATTAGATGGCAAAGTCGTTTACAGGATTAGATAGAAGAGTTTTTTCAGGCAGAAACAGCGTGCTTGAAAGAAGCGGTGGTCTCGGAAGTGCAATTACTGAGCAAGTTATTTCTATTACAGACATTCTTTCAGAAGGCCCTATCGGTGGATTAGTCGATGGGGGAAAAAGCATATACCTAGAAAATGATATACTATTAGATCAGCCCGCCGAAACTGCTTATCCTATTGAAATTGGTACAACTGCAAGTAACTCTGCCGCAAATACACAAACTTTCAGTGTCACTGTACTAGATAAAACAAAAGAATTTGATTATGAGCTAAATGGTTCAAATACTTTTATTAATCTAAAAGAAATAAATCAGTTTCCAGTAACATTATCAAATCCTCAACCCGGTGTAGGTGGTATAATAGAGTTTAATGCAAACTGGACAACTTCTGACCAACTTCCTACTGATCTTTCTTCTACAACCGTTGAAGGGCCTTTTGGACCTCTAACTGTTGCAGATGGCGCTATATTAGGTAGTTTAGAACTTGGACAAGATCAAGCACGAAGATATGGAGCTTCTTTTAAAAGCATTGATAATGCTAGTAAATCAGCTTTACTTACTGTAAGTGCATTTACTCAAGTAGGGGGTCTACTTGATGATTTTACATCTGCTTCTTGTAATCTTGTAGTAGATAGGGCCTTCAAAGTATCTTCAATTTCGGGTAATGATGTAACTTTACAACAAGATCCTGGAGTAGTATACGAAAATAAAAGTTTTGAGATTATTAATAGGTCGTATTCAGGAGATAAGTCTGATAAAAACAGCTCGTTTCAATTTGTTAATGGAGAAATAAATCAAAAACTTTTACAAACACCTCTTGGGGTAGGAAGCTCAACTACTACACTTTCTAATACTAATGTTGCGGAGTTGCAAAGAGGAAACTCTGCTTTTATTGTCGCAGGAGTTGCTAATAATGCCCAGGAAATAGATAAGCTACAGTTAATTTTTAACTATCCCGGCGGCTTGTATATGCTTTTGACTGAAAAAGGCAAAAAGTATGCCGCAGCAGCAGCGTATAAAATAGCAATTCAATTTGATAGAACTGAAGGAGATGGAGCAAATTATGGTGAGTGGATTGAGCTCGAGGGTACTCACAGCATAAGAAGTCAAAGAGTTTTAAACGAATTAAACAATCCTCGACTTGCAACAGGTTTAGGAACTGTTCCAGGAAAAGATAATGATAATAATAGTGCGCCTCCTCCGATACCCGGCCTTGCACTTGGAGACAGTCTGTTTGCACACGGTGACAAAGTAACCTCCGCAGCAAGCTTTGTTCATACTATTGATTTAACTCCATATCAGCCTTATGTAGGCTTTAGAGTACGAGTTGTTCGGGTAACAAACAGCGAAGACCTAACAGATGGTGCAGACGGAAGAGCGCACGTATGGAATACATCTACATCAGATGGACGCCCTCAGTTTGGATTCCGAGGCAAAGATATTAATAAATGGCAGGCTGTTCAGTCCGGAGGAATTTCTCAAGTATTAGGAGTAATTACTGAGAAATTAAATTACCCTTATACTTCTCTCGCAAACGTTACTTTTACTGCAAAAAATTACGCCGACACTCCCACTCGAACTTATGACTGTTACGGTATGTTGGTGCAGGTTCCTAGTAACTATACAACTCGAGAGAAAGCAGGATTAAATGCAGACGGCTCTTTTAAAGATGTATCTGATTTATACGATGGAATATGGGATGGAAGTTTTAAGGCGCGAAAAGAATATACAGATAATCCAGCCTGGATTTTTTATGATATTTTAGTTAATAATAGATATGGAGTTGGTCAATATGTAAGAGACTCAGATATAGATAAATATGCTTTGTATAAAGTAGCTAGATACTGTGACGAGCTTGTGCCTGACGGTTCAGGAGGCTTTGAGCCCCGCTTCCGTGCAAATGTATATCTACAGAAGGCTACAGATGTTTTTAAAGTATTAAAAGATATGGCAACTATCTTTAGAGGTATGTTGTATTGGGCAGATGGAAAATTATTTCCTGTAATTGATGAAAAAAGAGCGCCTATATATACCTTTAATAGAGCTAATGTAGTAGATGGAAACTTTAACTACGAGTCAACAGCAAGCAGAACTAGAACCAACCAATTAATTGTTCAGTGGAATAATCCTGATGCTGACTACAAACTAGAGCCTTTAATTGTAGAAGATAGACAAAATATTATCGAAACCGGCGTTGTCAATAAAGAAGAGGCCGTAGCTTTCGGCTGCACGTCTGTTGGACAAGCCGTTCGATATGGTAGATGGAAACTTTGGACTGCCATTAACCAAACGGAAATGGTAACATTTACTACAGCAATAAATGCTGCTTTTTTAGTTCCTGGAGATATTGTAAATGTACAGGATAATCATGATTACACTTTACAAAGTAGTGGACGAGTTCGTTCAGCCACTTCTAATACTCTAAGTCTTGATAGAGTTATTGATGAAAGTGCGAGTGCGGGTACAATCTCTGTTCTTCTGCCGATTGATAGAGTTGTTCTTTCACAAGAATCAGCAACAGTTGATAGTGTAACATATACTGCCGGAGATGAAATTCGTGTAGCTATTGATGAAAATGGAGTAAGTTTTAGTACTCTTGGAGCTACCCAAGCGAGCACAGAGAGTAATTTAAATAATGCGTATGATGATTCTGGAAATCTTCTTCGGCTACAATATAACGAAGCAACAAGTGTTCGAGTACTTCCAGTAAGTTCAGTATCGGGCAGTAGTGTAACAATTGGTGAAACTTTAACGTCAGAAGAAATTACAGCAGTTGCAGGACAAGTATGGGGAACCGTTGATAGAAATAATAGTGTAGCTTCTTTGAAAGAATACAAAATTATGAGCATCAACAAAGCAGAAGATAATAAGTATGAGATTGTTGGAGTCGAGTATTATGCGGGTAAGTTTGATGCAATTGATTATAATTTTACAACAAGTGTACCCGATCCTGTATTTCCTGCGAGCTCTCCGACCAGCGTAGTTCCTCAACCAATAGGAGTTAGTCTTGAAAAAACTCCAGACCCTACAAAACCGGGAGAAGAAGTTACTCTTAGTTGGAAAATACCTCCATCTTCAACTCCTTTAGGCTTTAAAATTACGCATACTGCTCCAAATGAAGAAAATCCAATTGTATTAGGATCAGACTCCACTTCCTACAGATTTTATGGTCTTGAAGAAGGTGAGTATGATTTTACTATAAGAAGCCTAGATGATAGAAATAGAACCTCAAAAGGGGTAACTCGAAGTATATTTATAGAGGATACTTTTTCTAGCAATGATAATCGTAAATATGGACTTATAGAGGGTGGCTATGCAAACTCAAAAGCTATTGTAAGTGAGAGTAGTAAATCTTTAATTTTTGATAGAGATTCAGTAACATTCAAACCTCTTGGGGGAGCGCCTACAGATGCTTATGCGTTTACCTCTCCTTCAGTTAGCTATAGCAGTCTTTCTGCAAATGAAGTTGCTTATGTTTTTGCAGACTTATCTGAAAGTACATTAAAATTAGTAAAACACGTAGAAGATACTTCTTTATATGTAGATTATTGGTATGATATCAATTCTGCTAGTGTGTGGCAACTTTTAACTACGGATGCAAGTTTTTCAAGTATAAATCAAGTTCCTGTTATTATAGCTAATGGATTTAGTTTTATAGACGATTTAGATGAAGCTGAAACTAATATACTTCGACTTGTAGATACTCAAGGATCTGATTCTGGTGAATATGCGGTAAGAACAACCTTAATTAGTAACTCTTCAAAAGTGGAAGTTAGTAGAGCATTTTATGATGGGAATGATAATGCTATATTCCCAGCAGGCTCTTTATATAAGGATGCTCTTAGTCCTGATTACAAATTAGATTTTCTTGTGGGCTCAATAAACGGGTCGGGAGAATGGAACTCTTATCTTACTCTTGATCCTGATTTACAAAGCTCTAAAGGAATAATAATTAGTTTTAATACAACTAATCTATCTTACGACAATGCAGAGCAGCAAATAAATGCACCAGGATCTATCTCTGCTCAAATTGTTGCAGTAAACTTCACAGACCCCGAGTTTAATCTTGAAACAAGCTCTGGGCTTGATGGATCTGCAACTGGATGGGTTTCTTCGAACACTTCTAGTCCAGAGGTATATGAATACACTGTCGACAGCGATGGATTAGTGCCTTGGGATTCTGGAAGTGCTCAAGTAGTAACTATACAAATTAGAGAGAAAGCAGACCCAGGAGATATTAGAGCAACCGCAGCAGTTATTTCTAAAACAAAAGTTGTAATTGCAAATAACTCTATTTCTGCAAGTTTTATTACTCCTGAGCTAGAAGCTGATATTCTAAGATCGGCGAGTGCTTTATTTGTAGCAGAACAAGCTCTGGATATAGCGAATACTGCTTCTGCCGCTTCTGCAATAGCACAGAGTGCTGCAGACAGTGCTTCGGCCCTTGCTCAAAGTGCTTTAGATACCGCATTAAGTTTCTCTTCGGCTATTGCTACAGCTTCCGCAGCGGCTACTACAGCCTTGAATGCTGCGAATAGTGCGTCGGTAATAGCAGCAAATGCAATAAACATAGCAAATACTGCATCAGCGGCGGCTACTGCGGCAGAAAGTGCGGCAGCTACTGCATCAGCGGCGGCCACAGTAGCAGAAAGTGCAGCGGCTACTGCATCAGCAGCAGCTACTACAGCGTTGAATGCGGCTGAAAGTGCTTCTGCCATTGCTTCTACAGCTCAAACTACTGCTGAGAGTGCTTCTGCCATTGCTTCTACAGCTCAAACTACTGCTGAAAGTGCTTCTGCTCTTGCACAAAATGCTCTGGATACTGCGATAAGTGCTTCTAGCTTAGCTACTACGGCGTTAAATGCAGCTCAGACGGCTTCATCTGCTGCAAGTAGCGCTTCAAATACAGCTAATTTAGCTATATCTACGGCTTCAAGTGCAGAGTCCGCGGCAGCTACCGCTTCTTCTGTGGCAGCTCAAGCGACGGATGATGTAAGATCATTGTCTTCGTTATTTACAATAACTTCAGAAAGTGCAAAAGCGGCGGCTTCAGCTGCTGCAGTTTTTGCTGCTTCTGCTTCTTCTTATGCGACTTCTGCACTTGCGGCGGCTCAAGCCTCTGCATCTAGCGCTTTAGTAGCTCAAGCATTGTCTCAGAGTGCTGCAAACTTTGCAGGAGCAGCTCAAACTTCTTCAGAAACTGCTTCTGCTTTTGCTACTTCTTCTGAGTCTTTTGCAGATGCTTCCGCATCCAGCGCTCAAGTAGCTCAAACAGCTTCTCAAAGTGCAGAAGCTTTTGCATCAGCGGCTAATCTTTCGGCCAGTAACGCATCGGCCAGTCAATCTGCAGCGGGTACTTCTGCAGCGGCTTCAGCTTCAAGTGCTCAAATAGCAACTACACAAAGAGAGAGCGCTTCTAGCTTTGCTACAGCCGCTAACGTATCAGCGAG